TAATAACAACTGAACAAGGTACAACGCAAGTATTTAAAAAGAACCCGTATGATTACCTTGAGAAATTGAAACAATATGTCGAAGAATTTTATAAAACACTACCTTGAAAAACCAGTTAGATATATCATAGGAATATTGATCATAGTAATATTTTGTGGTTTAGTCTATTCTATATTAAACCAAGCACAATCAGAAGATCACCCTTTATTTCCAGATGGTGTTATGAGAACAACACAAGTGCCAATATATTGTGGTTCAGGACCAGTTGTGTTTTCATATGCGACCAGTATATTTAAACAAAAATCTGTCGCATGGTCAGATGTAAGAACAAATGGTGATCCTAATACTGAACCTTTTGCGTGGGTATCATTTTGGTATAGTCCAGAATTAAATAATGGTTCTATGTTTTTAACTATAGCAGAAACAGGCGAAACATGTTTAATGGGTTATGGTATGAACTGGAACTTTGATACAGAAATGTTATTAGATATTGTAAATGACGTATATGCTGAGGAGAGTGAATGACACCTAAACAATTTGCTTTAGTGATAGAAAAACGAGCAAGTAAAAAAAAGATATCACACATGGACGCTGTACTAGATTACTGTAGCGAAAAAGAAATAGAACCAGATCAGATAACACATTTAATAAACAGAAACTTAAAAGAAAAAATAAAAATGAACGCACAAGATTTAAACTTCTTACCATCTACAGCAAAACTGCCTGTATGAATGAAGGGTATGAAGCATACAAAAAATACTTGGCACTGAAACTACACTTTACTAGAGACGATTATGACTTTTTTAAATTTAACGGACAGAC